CTAATTTTTTATTCCATTCATCATCATATGCTTTTTTATGGAATCTATGAAATTTATTACATCCAATTTTAAAGGTTGGGACTTTTTTAGCTTTATACCAAAATACTTTATCTGTTAAATTTTTTGAGTGTACTCTATTATCAATAACCATAATGCCATAATTATCGGTGATATCTGTAAATACTTGTTGAAAAATATCAAATGAAGGAAACATACCTGCATAGTGATCATATAATCTTTTACGATTAGATATTGTATCTTCAGCTAATAAGAATACATAATCAAAATTAGATCTCATTTCAGGAGGGATACCAACAGAATATTGCATGGTTAATATAAATGATAAATGATGATGACGACCATTAAAAAACAATTCTAAGATATTTGGATCTTTTAGCCATGTACCTTTTGAACTCATACAATCATCCATAATTAACATTAAAGAATCATCTTTTGGTTTTCGATTATTTTTAATTCTTTCTTTATTATCTTCATTAATAAGTGCTTGTCTTTCATATATACGTGATAAAATATCACTATTATATTCTGGATAGATATAACTATCTGGTATGAATTCAGAATAAAATGAGTTTAGTGTTTCAGTTCTACTAATAGCAATTGCTGCTGCTATACTATTTCTTTTTTGAAACATAATTTCGCGAGTTAAAAATGACTTTCCTGTAGCGCGTTTGGCAATCATTGCAATAGTGCAGTGATCAACCATTTCATTAATTTTAAATTGTTTTATGGGTAATCTAGTTGCACCAAAACTAACTTCTTTAACTGTCATATTATTATTACTAATATATTTTTATAATATATTTTTATATTTACGATTACTAAATAATTAGATATATAAACTTATAAACCTGCACCTGTATTTAGTGCTATATTATCGGGGATGTCGTTTACCTTCTCTTGAAATCCAGCCCATACTAGATGAGGATCCCATGGAAGCATTAGTTGATGATATCCGGGAATTAGATTTATCCTTTCATTGGCATACCATCCATAAATTTTACATGCTTTACCTGGCGGCACAGATACAACAAGACCTCTCCATGTTGTAAGACTCTCTTTGGGATGCGCAAATCGGGTATAACGGTAACTAATTTTTCCATCTACCCCTTGTTTACTTGACATTAATTTAGCAATCTGATCAAACTTGCTATTATTAGGACCACCTTCTCCCCATAAACACAAAGCTATCGATGCTTGTTGTAATACAAATACTTTCTCATGGGTACCAAAATAATTACTGCCACCAATATGCCTTGCATCAAATGTTAAAATAACCGGTGTGTAATCACGTAAGCGGATATTATCAATAATGAGACTACCATTAACTACTCGTATATTTTGAGCCTGAATATCACCAGATGTTGTAAGATTACCAGCTGTAAGACTACCAGCAGTAAGACTACCTGCAGTAAGACTACCTGTAGTAGTTATTGCAGTGCTTTCAATTCTCATCGCACCTGGTGCTTTAATAGTTGAACTTGTAAGACTTCCAGTGGTTAAATCCTGTTTAATTGCAACATTACCATCTGCTTTTATATTTAATAAATCAGCCCCTTTCGCATTACCCATTGTTAAATTACCATCATTATTTGTTAAAATAATATTTTTTGCATCATCTGCTTTTGTTTTTAATCTTATTGTGGCATCAGCTTGATTATCAACTGAAAGTGTTATATTAGCGGGTAAATCTTTAGCATTAGATGAAGAATTGATATTTAATTTACCCCGAATACTCATATTTGTAGGAGTAACTAATGCACCATCTTCTTGTAATTTCTTAGCAATAATTGATAGATTTCTAATAGATTCAACATCAGCAAGATATACCTGCTTTACAGCTTCTTTAATTTGATCAGTGGGAGGTGTGGCTTCAAAATTTTCAATATTTGTCCAAAATATATATAATATTATGGTTAAAAGTAAAATGTTAAATACAATTTGCATATAATATATATAATATAAAATAATTATATTATAATTATTTTATATAAGTATTAAAAATCTGGTAAACTAGTATATATTTGTTGTTCACCAAAAGGTTTACCAACATTTGCACCACGACTTGGGATTTCCATAGATTTATCAATTTGAACTCGTTTTACAAAAGGTAATATATCTAATGTATGTCTAGTAGAGTTTGCCATTTGGGCATTTGGTAAGCCATGCATTGTAGATGTTGGTGATCGAATACTATTAATAAATGATACAGGTATATCATTATTAGTATTATTTTTCATAATTATTTCAGGAATATTAATAAGTAATCCGATTATAGCACTTATCAAAAGAGGGAACTTGTATTTGTCATAAACATCAGTTCTTATTTTATTATATTTTTTATCATCCATATCTTGAACCCAAAGCGTGATAGTAAATACACCTATGATAATACACAATTGTTTTATAATTAAATTCATTAAAATAATAAAGAAAAAAATATAATATAACATTTTTAAACATAAATTTCTAAGTTATTATAATATGTCATATATTAAACAATGCCATTTATCACATGCACAAAAGTTTATAAAATATATATTAATGTGTTTAATTATTATAATTGCGATGAGATATATACCAGATAATAAAATACAACAAAAAGAAATTATAATGATTGGTATAACATCTTCTATTGTATTTGCTATTTTAGATATGATATCACCATCTATTAAAATTTATAAAATGAATTCTATACAAGATAAAAATAAAGTAATAGTAGAATAATTAAAATTGTCTATATTTATTAAAAAATTGTTTATTATCTTGATTATCAGGTGAATCATTTTTCTCTTGTGCCATATTAAAATTTGAAAAAATTTCTTGATATTTATTTGTTTCTTCTAAAGTATAATTTAAACTAGTATGCAAGTCTGAATCATTATCATCATGTTTTAATGGGAATTGTGGTTTATTATTGTATAATACTTTTTTTATTTTTTCATCTATTGTTATTGAATTATCTTTAGTATATTTATTATGTGTTTGTGTATTAGTGGGCATTTCAAATGATTTGAATATATTACCCTCAGATTCTGATATTTTATGTCCTGGTATATCTGGTTTTATATCTGGTTTTTGTGTTTCTGGTTGATCTATAATATTTAGGATTTTAGTTCCAATTGTTTGTTCTGGATCAGTTTCTTGTTTTGTTTTAAAAACATTATTTAATTCAGAACCATTATAACTTAATGCAAGTTGTTTTTCATCTAAATCTGTTTTAATCATTTTAGGTAAATATTGTTTATCTTCTTCTGTTAATGGTTTTTCAAATGCATCATTAGCTTTATTGAATTCAATATTTTCACCTAAATACAGTTTTAATATATGTCTCATTGGGATTAATTTCCTAATTGCTTCACGGATACATTCTTTAATAATATTTAAACATTCTCTTTGGTTTCGTTTAATTTCTAATGGAGAATAATTATGATAGAACAAGTCAGGACTATTCCATATTTCTCTAGCGCATTCACAATATATTTTATGAATAAAATCCATTATATTAATATTTTGATATAATGTGGGATCTATTTTTGCTTGTGTATTGACTGTATAGTCATATAACATTATTGCTAGATTTGCTTTAATGGTTGCTTTTATCAAGTCATTTAGATTAAGCCATTCATAACTTTGTGTTGAATTAATAATACGTGAAACTTCTTTTTCAATTATTTCACGATTCCACTTTGGTATTCTTTTAAGAAAAGATTGGAATATTTTAAGAACATTATTAGTATCTGATATATTACTGGCTTCAATATAAATTGATTGGATACCTTCAAATATTAATGGTGTTAAAATATTAACAAGATATATAGTATATATATTTTTCTGTTCAACTAAATTTAACATATATTATAATTGGATAGATAATTTTTATAATATAATATATGATTAAATCATTTTTATAAATTACATGTATTATTTAATGAGTTCCCACCGCGTTGGGATAAATAATTTGTTTCATCTTTTGTAATGCATAAGCATCCGCTTTTATCACCACCGGTGCAAGAGAAGTTTGATCCAATATAATTAACTAATTCTTTATCGGGAATAGTATGTTCATTTAATTCGTTAGGAACAGGCCACTGTGCAAATTTGCAACATTGTTTAGAACACATATATTGATCTAGTTTTGCGGCGTTATCAGTTTTAACATCAGCTAAATTTTCTTTAACATTTTTATTTGTGAATATCCATAAAATAAGAATACCAAACACAACAAATAAAAGTAAATTATTATTTAATTCAAAAACCATTATATATATTATTATAGATATTATATATTATTTTTTCTAAATTATATATAATGTCAATAATAAATAAAATAATTAAAAATAAAGAAACAAAAAGTAAAGAAATAAAGAAACTATTAGATCCTAAAAAGAAATTTACTATTGATTTTGATAAAAATAAAAAAGATACTGATACTCAAATAAAAATTTTAGATAATAAAAAAGTATTATTAGTTGGCGATTATCATTTTTTTGGAATCTATCAAACTACAACAAAATTATGGATATGGGCATCATCAATACCTGGTATAAGTAAATCACAAATAAAATATATAAGTAGTCTAAAAACATTTAATTATTTATTTGAAAATAATAATTCTGATAAAATTAATTTTTATTATCAATTATTAACACAAGATATAGTATATATAGATAATAATCAACAATTAGAATGGATAATTGATTTAATTTTATATTTATCAAATGATATATGGTGTTTTACACCAATGATTGATATAAATATGCAATTTATAACTTTATCTAAAATTAATGAAAAATATATGTAAAATAATATATTATTTAATCAGTATTTTTAAGTTGTTTAGTAATTCTTTTTTTATCTTTGGATGTTAATATAGTAAAATCAATTGTTTTATCTATTTTTAAACATAATTCAATTTCTTTTATGGTAATATCTTTATTATAACCATTTAAAATATTAATTAATTTACTTTCATTTTTAGTTTGTATTAAATGATTACAAATTTTATTAATTAACAAAATTTCTTGATTAGATTTATTATTAATAATTTTTGATAAATTATTAATATTTTTTCTATTAATATTTTTTAAAGAAGTTTTATTAAGATCACTACTAAATTTAATATCTTTATATGTGATTTTATAAGGAGTATTAGTTTTGTTAATCCAGAAAGATGTATTTATACATGTATAAAATCCATGGATATTTTGTAAATACCAATTTTGATCAGTATAAATACTTGTTTCAATATTATCACCTCTAGAAATAGAATCAGAAACTTTAATAATATTAAAAATAATATTATCCCATGTATCTTTTGTTTTGCATAATATTTTTTTAAAATAATTTTCATGGATCATTAAAGGTAATAATACTTTTTCAGATTCATATAATTTAATAGTGGTTTCATAATCTAAACAATTATTTAAAATACGTTCTGTGGAATCAAATAATCCAATATCTATATTTTTCTCTCTTGATTTATCAATAAATTCATCGATATTTTTATTAGTAATTATATTATTTTTAATATGAAATGACAACTCTTGTAATAAATTAATAAGCCTTCTAATATCATTCTGAGCAAAATCAATTAATTTATTAATATAATTATCTGATTCAAAATACAAATTTTCTTGAGCAGTAATATATTTAATAAATACAATAAGTTCATCTATTGTAGGATTAGTAAAAACAATTTCATGACATGCTTTCTTAAGATCATTTAATAATTTAGAATGTTGATTATTTGATATAAAAATAAGAGGAAAACTTTTTAATTTATTATTTTCTTTATAAATATCTAAAATATATTTTTTTTCACTTGTCAATGTAATATTTTCAGTTTCATCAAATATCAATGCGATTTTTTTATTTTTATTAGCACTAAATTGTATTTTAGAATAAATAGAATTTATAAAATTATAATAATCATTAAAATCATCATATATACGATGATCTTTAATCTGATTTGGATTTATAATTCGAGGAATATATCCAAGATTATGTAATATTAATGATACAGAAAGTGTTTTACCCAATCCTTGATTACCTGAAATAATAATACCATAATTAGATTTATTAGAATTTTTAGAATTTTTACAGTCAATATTCTTATTATCTTTTGAATCTATAGTACTATCATCGAGCACTTCTGTATTTTTTTTAATATTCTTATCTTTAAGAATAGAATTTGATTGTTCTAATTGTAATAACCATTGTTTAAAATTATTAATTTGTTCATGATTTCCAATAATTTGTTCAACTGTCTGAGGTTTATATTTATTAATCCATAAATCATTATTTTTTATATTTTTAGATAAATTATTCATTAGATCAATATAAAATTTAAACTTTATAATATAATCAATTTAAAAAAGTTTAAAAATTAATTATATAAAAAAAATTTCTAATTATATATATATAAAGTATGGAAAATCGTAATCGCCCAGAACGTAAATCATCTGGTAATTCAGCTAATATTGAGCATGAAGTTCAGAATTTATTTCATAAAGATAAAGCACTTTCCCGTGATACATTCAACAAATTACTACAGAAATATGGTGATAATGATATAGTTGATAAAATTTTTGATGCATACAATGAAAAACATGCCTATATTGTAAAGAAAGCAAAGAAATTTGCTTATTTAATCCGTGAAAAATATGCCACTACAAATTATCCATTTCACATATTATTAGAGAAGGCTCGTTTATATAAAGTAAAACATGGGCTAACAGATGATGAGTTTTCTGAGTTTCAACGTATTTATGAACAGGAACTCATTGGGGCTAATTCGCCAGAAATAATGATACCACGTAATAATATGACTAAAGTATTAGGATCTGCTGGTTTTGACTTTCAAAGCGGTAATTCTAAATTAAATGATGTAGATTATAAATATCTACAAGAAATACTTAAATTATATGCCGTAGGTAAACCATTACACTCACAGGCACTTATCCAGTCAATGCAATATACTGAGTTTGATAATGAAGCACTAACTGGTTTATATAATGCTCAACTGGGACATAAACGTACTGATGCAATTCATCCGGTTATTGTTGCAATGTTTCTTCCAAAAATTCAAAAATTAGAGGAACATTTCTTATATTCTAATATTGCCGGTATTGTTAAATCCCGTTATAATAATGAACCGTTAAAAAATAGACCAGATTATGAATTATTTTATGCATTAACAAATGATCATAATGATATGGTTTGTGATTCTAGTTCACCCATGCAAGATTTATTAAATCGTGCTTTAGTTCAAAATCAATTATGGAATGCTGTTGTTAATCTACGTAATGGACAATATTTCACTGGTGGTGCCCGTGATTTTATTAGCGCTGTTGATATATGCAGGGCAAATAAATTTGATACACCTGATTTAATATATGGACGTTATGATGGAACAATTCTTAAGAGATTATTAGCAACATTCTCATACCGCCCAACACTTGTTGTAACAACTGCTGCACAAATGCAAAATGTAATGATTAATCCTTATCAACAGCGTATTAGACCCATAGTTACAACTGTACCTATGATTAATATTAAATTAGATCTAGATGATACTCCATTTGACCTTCAAAATGATGGTCTTTCACAAGCTCAGATCTTTTTAGAGGGTGGGTATATTACAACTCGTGATACCAATCTCATTTATTCAAAGAGTGTTTTATTCTTTTTTATTGATAGGCGTGTTAATATAATTAGATATTCTGATATGACACCATATAATATTGATAGATTATCACCATCTATTGCTGGGTTTGAGCGCATACATAAACGTAATGTGATAGTTCCCCATCACCTTGTAATACCAAAAACTAAGGATTCTTATGATTTAGTATCTGTTGTCTGTGCTGATACTATTGATACAGATTCAGTATCACGTGTATATGGTTCTTATGCACTCCTTAAAGAGCCTAACCAACAAATAGGACCAAGCAATTATCATATATATGCGCCAAGGGCTGCACCAACTGTAGGTAATCGTGTGATTACAGATCTCACACGTATTGAGTTTGATTCTACATGTAGTCAGCTTGGTGTAATATTAATGTATAAGTTAAACGATAATAATGATAAAAGTCATGGCAATATTCCAATCGTTTAATAATTTTTAAATATATCTTTTTTTATAGATAATAGTAAATTACTATTATCTATATAAAAATAACTAAATATATTTACACTAAATATATTTACATATTATTGCTAAATATATTTACACTAAATATATTTACACTAAATATATTTACATATTATTATCAAATGTTGTTGTTACAGATGGTAAATTTTGTCGTGATCCACCATGAACATTTATAGGTAATGATAATATATTTCTTGGTTCTGAAATCGTTTTTAAATATTCAGTTCTTTGTGTAATTTGAGTTATAACAATTGGTAGAATTTCATTAATAACTCTTAAATTCAGTTCTCTTATTTGTTCTAATATATTATAAGGTAAATGTCTAGCATGTTCCAAGAATATATATCTCATTACTATAGTGAGACTTTCTGGTGTTTGATCTGAG